TTGACTTCCTTCACTTCACCACCTGTGGATTCTCCTGAAATAGAGACAATGTCTGATACATCATCGTCATCATCTTGTTCAGTCACTGGCACTTGTACAGTCGTATTCATTGGTGGTGGTGGGGGCATCATGACACCACCCATTAGGCTTGAGATGTCAATACCAGGACCTTGCATTTCATATTGACCAGTGCCACCCACTGGAGCCGCGTCAGCTGGACCAGATGGTGCTCGAGTTGTATTTTGTACAGCGGCCATCATATTCTTGACAAGGTCTGGGTTTTGTTTGAGGACATCATTCATATTTGGAAGGGCACTCTTAAACATGGAGTTTGTAAGGTGGAACATCATCGCTGAACCACCCAACATCATGATGAGCTTGACTTCCGGAGCAACATTGACCTTGCTTCTGTACTTTACGTAAAGCTCTTCAAACACACCATCATAGTCATCCACATTCTCCATCACGGATTCGGACCAACCTTCGAGTTGAATCTCGAATGGATTGTACCTTTTATTGAGGAACTCCAAGCCAGTTACACAGGCGACCAACATACGTCGAGAGAAGCGAATGGATTGTTCAACATCAATACTGTAGGTAATCCGTTTGACTTCAGTTCGAAGATCTTCAACACTGGAATAGGCATTGAGTCTCTTATTCACAGCAAATCCCTTCTTCTCGAGGCGCCCCAATTTATTGAGGAGATCACTCTTTTCTTCATCTATGGAGCTGTATCCCTTAGAAGGTCTTTCTTCTTGCATCCCCATTTCGGGACCATCATCGGCGTCATCAAAGAACATTGGTTCATCTTCACCATAGTCAATTTCTTCATCTTGGTGTGGAGGGCTCGGAGCTGATTGTTTATTTGGATTCACAAAAGCATCCATTGCTTCTTGTTGTTGTGGTGGGGGTGGGCGACGCACTTGCTGTGGTTGGGGTCGTCGCACAGGCTGAGGACGCGAGGTTGAAATCTCAATTTCATCCATCAGGGCCTGTTCGTCGGCGTCCAGTTTCATCACAGTAGCACTCCCACGATCTAAGACAATTTCTTCGTCCATCTACTCTCTAATAGGAAAGTATTAAATAACCTTTAACGCACTTTAGAAAAAATTATATATGTACATTATAAATGTTGAACCTCAACCGTGCCAACCGAAATGCCATCATCTCCATTGTTGCTCTGATCGTTTTGATCTTTGTGCTTGGTATGTTGAAAAACACCAGCAAGTACCAACCCAGACCAATCACCATTAAGGCGATTAATGAACAGTCTATCTTTGACCTCGAACACCGCATTGAATGTGCTCCTGGTCACACCAGCGAAGGGAGCACATACACCAAGAGCCTCACTCCAGGTGGTCTCTGTGCATCCGAAAAGCTTGTCGCGGAACAAGCGGGTGGCTATGAAATCGAGGACGGAATTGGTGGATCTTTAATCTAAGCTAATACTAAATGGCTTTGATCACTTCGCCCACTGAGACTATTCCAGATCTCAACTATGAGTATCACACTGTAACGATTGATTCAATTGGTCAAGACAGTGCGAATACTTTTACTTCTTACCTTCAACAACCCATCAAAAATGTGGTTCAGGCGAGACTCCTTGCGGCACACATTCATTCGAATGTCTCTACAGAACATTGCTACGTCTCCATCGATGAATTAGATTCCATCTTCAATGACAGATCTTCAAATGTTCTCAGTGGCCAAGCCTCTATGAGTGTTCTCAGAAACTCATTTGCCAGTCTTGTGACAGATGACACTGAACTTATCACATTCAAAGACAACTATCCAATTGTTACCCAATATATTGATCCAATCAGAAGAATAGATAGATTCAATGTAACTATTCGAAACCAAGATGGAAATACTATCCAAAATCCAGATACACCTGGAAATAACTTTTTAGTTCTTAGATTTGTGTGTAGAAAACCAAACTTGTAATTTTCTCCCTTTAATGTAGTAAACGATGTCTGCAGGTATTGTTCAATTAGTGTCTATTGGTGCTCAGGACGAGTACATTATGGGCAATCCGGAAATATCGTTTTTTTCATCTACATTCAAAAGACATGCGAATTTTTCACAGTCCATTGAAAAACAAACTATACGTGGTGATGTGAAAAATAATTCAATGTCAAGTGTCCAGATTGAAAAAACTGGTGATCTCTTGGGCTACATGTATTTTACACTTGATGATAATACACAGTCCCTCGATGTTCAGTTTTGGAACACTATCATAGATAAAGTTGAACTTCTCATTGGAGGTTCAGTTATAGATACTCAAGATGCAATTTTTACAGAAAAGATTGCCATTGATACTTTTGCCCAAAATGTATCGAAGAGTGCAAATGGTACACATCCNGGTGTGAGCGCTCGTTCATACTTTTACCCACTTCGCTTCTTCTTTTGTGAAGGACCACAATGTGCACTTCCATTGGTTGCCCTCAACTATCATAATGTTGAGTTGAGAATTAACTGGGGACCCCAAGCTGCAAACTATAATGTTGAACTTTTCGCAAACTATTACTACTTAGACAATGAAGAGAGGGGTAACATTGCAACAAGAAAGCATGATCTTCTTATTACCCAAGTCCAAAAAACTATTCCATCATATGAACTTGTTCAGGAGTTGACATTTAACCACCCAGTGAAGTATCTGGCCTCGTCGGATACAACAACCGAAGGTGCTTTGACTTCTACAAGGAACAAGGTAAAGTTGAACATAAACGGTCTTGATGTAGGTAACTATAGATGGGGTAAACCTCACTACATTGATGTGATGAACTATTATCACACAAACTTCGTGACTTCTCCAGATTTCTTCCTTTATTGTTTTTGTTTGTCAACCAGTTCACTCCAACCAACTGGAACACTTAACTTCAGTCGCCTCGATTCCGTAAAAATCATGAGCGAAAGTATGCCTATTAATGACCCAATTTATGCAGTCAACTATAACATACTTAGAATAGAGAATGGAATGGCAGGCCTCCTTTACGCAAATTAATTTACCCTCCTATATTAAATGGTCAAGAACTTACCTACAGTAGAGAGATCTACCAGGATTAGGTTTGGTAAGAACTGTAAAGATGACCAGGCGGACAATACAATTGTGTTCAACGCGAGTAATGTCGAGATCAACGCGGATTATGCAGGTTCCGTGTACATGACACCACTTCGANTACGTGAAGATCTTGGTGATCGAAATATTACAGTACTCGCGTATAACCAACTTACTAAAGAAGTCATGGACTCNGGTGCAATTGCCGAAGATATTCTTGATTTCNATTTAGAAGCTGCTGTAATTAATGGAAATGTAACTGGTAATACTGCATCATTTAACAACACAATTACTTCAATCACAACACTTTCAAATGTTGGTATAGCCAACGGTTCGCCAATTCATACACTTGATATTGGTACAAACGTGGCGATAGATGTTGTGGGATCAAATGTTGTTTCAGTACTTGGCGGAAATGTTTACATTCAAAAGGATCTTATTGTTGATGGTAACGCCCAAATTAATGGTGTCGTGACTGTCGTCAACACCGAGAATCTTTCAATTACAGACGCAATTGTAGAGTTGGGAAGAAACAATACATCTGGAGACGCCACTCTGGATTTGGGACTTCTCATGAACAGACCTGAATCAAATGTTGTCATTGGGTTTAGAGAAGGGACGGATGAAATTGTTTTGGGCTACACAGAAAGTGGCGCCACAAGCAAAACATTTAGTCCCAAGACCGATGAAGACATTGATGTGCATGTTTATGGTAGAGTACTCACCGAAGCTAATGTTGGTATTATAAATACAAGTCCCATTCACACACTCGATGTGGGATCAAACTTATATGTCGATGAGTTTGGTTCAAATATTTTGGTTGTGCGAGGGAATACAAATGTCACGGGTGATTTGACAGTTGATACGAATACACTTTTTGTTGACTCTGTCGAAAACAAAGTTGGTGTTAAGACTGTCGATCCCCATGCAGAACTTCACGTTGTGGGGAACGCCTATGTGAGTTCAAACTTGACTGTGGATGTGGATACCCTTCACGTGGATACAGTGGCTGACCATGTGGGTATTAACACCAAAAATCCAGATGCGGAACTCCACGTTGTCGGGAATGCCTACGTGAGTTCTAATCTGACTGTGGATGTAGACACGTTCCATGTAGACACGGTGGCTGATCATGTAGGTATTAACACCAAGGAGCCTGCAGCCAGCCTTCACGTTGTGGGGAATGCCTATGTGAGTTCTAATCTGACTGTGGATGTGGATACCCTTCACGTTGATACGGTGGCGGACCATGTGGGTATTAACACCAGAAACCCAGATGCNGAACTNCANGTTGTCGGGAATGCCTATGTGAGTTCTAACCTGACTGTGGATGTAGATACCCTTCACGTTGATGCTTTAACTCATTCAGTTGGTATTGAGACCAATGAACCCGCAGCTAACCTACATGTTGTGGGAAATGTCTACGTGAGTTCTAACCTGACTGTGGACACGGACACCTTCCATGTGGATGTAGAGTCGGACCNCGTGGGTATTAACACCAGAAACCCNGATGCGGAACTCCATGTTGTTGGTAATGCCTATGTGACTTCAAACCTCACCGTGGACNCGGACACCTTCCACGTGGATGTAGAGGCGGACCACGTGGGTATTAACACTAAAAATCCGGATGCGGAACTCCATGTTGTCGGGAATGCCTATGTGAGTTCTAACCTGACTGTAGATGTGGATACCTTTCATGTGGATGTAGAGGCGGACCACGTGGGTATTAACACCAAAAACCCCGATGCGGAACTTCATGTTGTTGGTAATACTTATGTAAGTGGAGACCTCACAATTGATACGGACACTTTCCATGTCGATACAACAGCTGATCACGTGGGTATTA